TCTTGGTGTTGATAGAGTTAATATAAGAAAAGATTATAAAGACAAGACAGTAGTATTCAATCATAGAGGAGCTGGTTATACTGGTTGGGAATGGTTTGTAAAAGTGTGTGATGAAATATGGGAACAAAGACAAGACTTCAAAGTATACACCACACTAACACAAGTTGATAGGCCGTGGAATGAAAGAGTTAAATGTGAAAGTCGTGATGAGTATATGGATTTCTTATCCACTATGAAATTTGGTGTGGGGACATTTCAAACATATTCAGCTTGGAGTATTTCAACAACCGATGGATTCTCTGTTGGCGTTCCTTATTTATTACCAAACAAACTTTGTTATCCTGAAATGACAAGTGTTGCTAAAAATCCATATCCTTACTTATATGATGATAGAAATGATTTTATAAAAAAATTCAATGAGATGTTGGATAATCCAATCACATATGACACAAGTGATTTAGCAGACAATATGATTTGGGAAGAAAGAATATCTAATTGGTTTGGTGGTTGGAAAGAAGTATTTGATTTAGAATCAGTTAGTGAAACAGAAAGTGTTTTAAAAATAAAAGACTTTATTAAAGACAAAGGTTTTGTGACTAAAAAAAATATATTGGATTATCTTGGTTGGGGTGTAAGAATTAAATTCAGTCCTTACAGAAATGCTCTAAGAAAATATAAAGAAATTAAATTTACCAAGTATGGTTATGAATGGATAGGAGAGAAATGAAAAAATTATCAGCAGAACAAATACAACAAAATTGGAATACATTAATAGACATCATCAATGCACATATTGGTGATGATAGAAGAGATAATCTTTTAAAGTTTTATGATGATTTCCAAGACAGAATGATGTTCGCACCTGCAAGTGCTAAAGGACATTACCACAACGCAATGCCGGGTGGTTATGTTGAACACATACTTCACATTATAAGTCACTCACTTGAGTTAAAACAATTGTGGGAGAAGAACGGAGCAGAGATTAACTTTACAGATGAAGAGTTAGTGTTTGCAGCTATGCATCACGACTTAGGTAAGGTTGGTGATTTAGAACACGACTACTACATTCCACAAACATCAGATTGGCACAGAAAAAATCGTGATGAAATCTACACACATAATCCAGCACTTCAATATATGAAAGTACCTGATAGAGGATTGTGGTTACTTCAACACTATGGTGTTAAGGTTACGGATAAAGAATACTTGGGGATTAAATTAACTGATGGGTTATATGATGAAGCAAATAAGTCTTATTTGATGTCATACAATCCTGACTTTGGATTACGAACCAATATGGCTTATATTTTACATCAAGCTGATATGATGGCGACTCATATTGAATCTGACCAATGGAACAGAGGAACTGAAAACGGAGAACCAATCAATACAAAAGTTCCAAAAACAAAAGATGAACAAAAACAAGTAGACAATCTCAAATCTAAATTTGATGAATTGTTTGCTTAGGAGATTATTATGTGGTGGTTATTAACAATATTATTTTTTGTAATTAGTATCTTTACGTCTGTATTGACATATTATTCATTACGAAGAATAACACAATATGAAGAATTAATTTTACAAATTCAACAAGTAATAAAATTCTCAACAGACAAAATGAAACTTGTAGATTCTAAGGGACATTATAAATCAGATGATGAGACTGGTTTTTTCTTTGAACAATTAAAACAAATTCAATTATCCTTAGATGGAATATTTGAAGAGGAGACACAAGATGCCAAAAAAGAAAGTTAATGATGTAAAAAAAGAAATTAAAAAAATAGTCAAAAAGAAAAAACGTAAAGTTTATTTTGGTCAAGAGGTTCAAGATGCAGTTGTAGAATATAATTCATCAACAAACGATGAGGAAAGAAATAAAATTTATGGAACACGAATACATGCAGCTTTTGATAAGTTGGCTGAAAATATAATTAATACTTTTAAATTTACTTATTTTGATTATGGGTTTGAAGATATTAAACATGAAGTAGTGGCTTTTATGGTAATGAATATGCACAAATATGACCATACAAAAGGTTCAAAAGCTTTTAGTTATTTTTCAGTTGTGGCTAAAAATTATTTAATTCTTCACAACAATAATAATTATAAAAAACTAAAATCTCACGACAAGATGGATGCATTAGATAGGCAATATAAATCAAGTGGTTTTAATGAATCAGACTATGCAATTTTAACAGATGAAATTGTTGAATATTTTGACCAAAATTTAAATAGTATATTTAAAAAAGATAGAGATTTAAAAATAGGATACGCTATAATAGACTTGATGAAACAGAGAGAAGATATTGAAAACTTTAATAAAAAAGCTCTTTATATTTTAATAAGAGAAATGACTAATGTTGAGACGGCCCATATTACATCTGTTGTTAATGTTTTCAAAAAACATTATAAAAAATTGTTAAACACTTTTAATAAAGATGGTACAATAATACACGATTCTTCAGGTTCATTCTTTTAAAATATCAAACCCACTTCATTGTGGGTTTTTTATTTCATTCAATTTCTTACAATTTTTATATTTATATATGAATAAGTACATTCAGAGGAGATTGTATGGCAGACGAAAAACAAATATTTGAGGGTAAAACCTTTCAAGACTTAACAAAAGATATTTATGAAAACACTACAAAACGTAAGGTTCAGATAGATTTGTTAATATCAGAGATACATGGATTCATAACAACAATAGATGATGTGGTATTGGTTGCCCCTATTATAAAAGAATATATGGATACTGCTGTTCGTAATGATGAACATCTCGTTAAATTAGCTGGTGTACTGCAAAGAATTATTTCTAAATCACAAGGTGAATCTGATGAATCAATGTTATTAAGTGATGCAGAGAAAGAAGAATTAATGGGAACACTTCAAGATACAGTTGATGATTTACAACGAGAGAGTGAGAAACTTGAAGCTACAAAAAACAAAACAATTGATTTGGGGGGTAACTAATGGGTTCAGTATTTGTAACTGAGAGAGACAAAGTGATTAAAGATGTGTTAGGTAGAAAACAACCTATTCCAATTTATTTACAATTTGTTCCTGGACTATGTGTGGAGGCTGTACATTCAACTGAATCTCTATCATACAATGGTGAAAAAACTATAAATACAATTATAGCAGTTCCTCATGTGACTAAAAAACTTTACAATAAAAAAGCTATAGCTAGGCAAAATGAACAAAATAGATATTTTCCATTGTTAAGGACTGTACATGACTTACCATCTCAAGGAGATCCAGTTTTATTGTGTACAATAGGAAAAATAAATTATTATTTAGGGCCTTTAAATTCAATGGAAAATAATGTTACTTTTAATGATGACCCAAACTTTACACAAGAACTAAATTTAAATTTAGATTTTGAATATGGTGGAGTTTCTGAAGAAGGTAAGCAGGGACAATCTTCAAATTTTAATAAAGAAGTTTTATATAATAGATTACAGAAAAAAAGAAAAGAGGGTTTAGATTATGGAACAAATATAGGTGAAACCACCGGTGATACTTTATTTGAGGGTAGACATGGTAACAGTATTAGAATAGGTAGTAGAAGTAACAACCCATATATTTTTATTTCAAATCAAAGAGTATCCACTAATACTGTTGAATCTATAGGAGATGGTAGTTTAATAAGTATAACATCAAATGGGAATCTAAATCAACATCTCGGTGGTGAGGGTTTAGATGATTTTCAATTAGCATCCGATACTATTCCAGCTGATAAGATGAATAGACGAATGGGTGAGATAATTTCGATTGTTAATAATGGTATAGATACCAATACATTACTTTATACATATGGTTCTGAGTTAACTGATAAAACAACTTTTGAAGGAAAACCAATTTATCAAGGACTTTTTAAAAATCAAATGTTATTACATTCTGATAGAATTATAATAAATTCTAAAGGATTGGATGGTGATATTTATTTATCATCTAAAAGAGATGTCCACATTGGAACAGGTAGACATTTAACAATATCAACTAATGAAGATTTCATAATAGAATCACAACGAACATTTTTAGGTGGTACTCCGACTGAACAAATGCAACCAATGATATTGGGTGATGGTTTAATGATAATTTTAGAAGAACTTTTAACACTTTTAGGTGCTACGACATCTAATATGTATTTTCCAGTTCCACTAGCTATAGCTGGAACTCCATTAAAACAATATATGGATGATTTAAAAAATAGATTAGATATAATAAAAAGTAACAAACATTTTATAGAACCAAACTAAATGAGGTAATTATGAAAAAGAAAAAACCAAATATAAAAACTATAATCAGACAAATCGTTAGAGAAGAAGTTGCGATGGCTATCAAGGAAGTGATAACTGAATTAAATAAACCAACTGAATCTCAACCACAACCAAAAAAAATCGTTGAAAAAAAATCATTTACATCTAATTCAGTATTGAATGATGTATTGAATGAAACAGCTCAAAATGATGAATGGAAAACATTAGGTGGTGGAGAGTTTACAACTGATAGAATGAATGAATTAGTTGGTGGCCAATATGGTGATATGATGAATAAAAATCCAAATATTCCAGTTTCTGTTGATGGTCAAACACCTGATTTTTTAAAAAAAGATTATAGAGCTGTAATGAAAGCAATAGACAAAAAACAAGGAAGATAATTATGGGATTGAAAGATGATTTAATAGAAGCCAAAGCTCAAGCAGCTTTAGCATCAGGAGCAAATCCAGATGATATAGATACATCTGAGGGTTCTGCTACTGAAGTTGAGGCTGAATTAATGAAAGAAGCTATAATTAATTTTTTAACAGAAGCTGATTTTACAGTAACTCAATTAAAAGCTCCTGTTACTGTTGAAAGTTTAAAAACACCTGACCAATTAGTAAATATTAGATTAGAAACTTTATTGGGTGATAAAGCACCAATACTAAAAACTATAAGAAAATTAGGTGCACTAATACCAGGAGCTGGTGAAATCATAGATGAATTAGTTGATGAACTCGAAACTGCTATAGAAAAAGCTGTAACACCTTTATTAGAGGGTGGAGCTTCATTAGTTGGATTAGACTTAGACAAAGATGCTGGGGGTTTAGAAGCTGGTGGTTATGTCCATATTGGAGAAGATCCAGATTCAAAAAGTTCTTTTAATGTTGAGGATGAAAGTGGCCAAAGAAATTTTACAACTGTTAAATTAATTAGAGAAGATGTTGAGGATATACTATAATGGCTATTAAAGACACATCAAGAAAACCATATATTCAAGATAATGATGCTAAAGTAAAGATTGGTATTGATTTACCAATTCGTAGAGATGATGCATTAGGTGGTTTTTTTGCAAGCACTTCAACAACCATTGAAGCTGTAAAAAACAATATAAGAAATTTATTACAAACCGAAGAGGGTGAAAGATTCTTTCAACCAAACTTGGGGATAGATTTAAAATCATTTTTATTTGAACAGATTACAGAAGAAAACTTATTGAGTATACAAAATAAAATATTAGATAAAATAGAATTTTGGTTACCTTTTGTTGAGGTAAGAGACATACAAGCTTTAAGTAATGATAATGATACAACAATTGGAGTAAATGAAATTAGAGTAAAAATATTATTTAACATTAAACAAGACCCAAGCACTTTAAATTCAGTGACATTAGATTTTTCAAGTGATGTAACTGGAGATAATACAAACGCCACTGGTGGTGGATATTAATTGGAGATAAAATATGCCAACATATGGTAAAGAAAACTTTAAAGAAACAAATGTAAATTATTTAAATAAAGATTTTGGAGCATTAAAAGAATCCTTGATGAATTATGCTAAATCTTACTTTCCAAACACATATCGTGATTTCAATGAAACATCACCCGGTATGATGTTGTTGGAAATGAATGCTTATGTTGGTGATGTGTTATCATTTTATATCGACCAACAATATCGAGAGTTGTTATTACCATTAGCAGAAGAGAGAAGAAATATAATTAACTTGGCTAAAATGTTTGGATATAAAGTAAAACCAATAGTTCCAGCTTTTGTTGATTTAACATTTACTTCAGATGTAGAGGTATCAAGTGGAGACCCATCAAAAGTTGACTATTCAAAAGCGGGTACATTTGATGCTGGTATTGAAATAACCTCAACAGCAAATTCTGATATTACATTTACAACACTTGAACACATTGACTTTAGAATATCAGCTTCTAATGATACTGATTCAATTGCTGAATTTGATAGTTCTCAATTAGCTTCAAAATACAAATTGTCAAGAACTGTAAAGGCTGTAAGTGCAACTGAAAAAACAATTTCATTTCAAGTTGGTTTACCTGTAAAATTTAGAAATTTAATAATACCAGATACAAATGTAATTGATATTATTTCTTGTGTGGATTCAAATAATAATAATTGGTATGAAGTTGATTTTTTAGCACAAGACAAAGTACCAATTTCAACTCACTATACTGAAGATAGCAATAGAGATTCAGCTTATGGAAATAGTTTAAATGATAACAATTCAGATGTGGCTGTTCCATTCTCTTTACAATATATAAAAACAACAAAAAGATTTACTCGTGAAACAAATACAGATAATACAACATCATTAATATTCGGTAATGGTGTGTTAAAGGATGGACAATTAGTTGATGATAGTTTTATTGATTTAGAGCAAGTTGGAATTGTCATACCTGGACAGACAAATGATTTAAATGATTCAATAAATCCCCTTTTAGGAGATGAGTATTCAACACTTGGTGAAACACCAAACCAAACAACTTTAACAATTACTTATCGTGTTGGTGGGGGACTTGATTCTAATGTTCCAGCCAATGATATAATTAGTGCACCAACATCTTTATCTCCACAAAATGGAAACACAAATGCAAGATTATCAACTGTTGTAAACACTAATGCTGCTCGTGGTGGTAAAGATGAAGAAGATACAATTGAAATTAGAGAAAAAGCTAGAGCGTTTTTCACAACACAAAACAGATGTGTAACGAAAGAAGATTATGAAGCTAGAGTTTTAAATATACCAGCAAAGTTTGGAAATATTGCAAAGGTATATGTTACTAGAGGAGAAGCTTCAAACTTTTTAGAATCTCAGGTAGGCGCAGCTAATCAACAACTTAGTGATTTACAAGAAACTCTTGAAGATAGTATTACACAGATT